TCTAGCCCCTGCGGTCCTCACTACCGCAGGGGCTTTTCTTTTACCTTAGACGCGTGATGGTCATCACACGGCTGGCGGGGTCGGTGCGGCACATGTAGCGCCGGTCGTGGCGTAGGCCGTATTGGCTGGCATTGCGCGCGATCCGCTTGACGTCGGCGGGTGTCGGCGCGTCCAGCGTGACGGTGTCGCCTTTGGTCATGTCGTGGAAGGGATAGGTGCGTGGGCGTCCGAAAGACTTAGAAGCGCAGGTCATCTGGCGCCCATTCGTATATGTCCCAGCCGAAATTCTCTTGCAGGAAGCGTCGTAGGGTCATGTCAAAAACCTTCCGTTTTCTTTACGTGTCGCTGGAACGTGTAAAGGTTTTGCCGGTCTCCTCAATGAGTGCGCGGACTATCTCGACCGCCCTTGCTGACGTTATTGACTTCCATTCACACCATGCCCCGCAACCGCATTCGCTTTCCTCTCGCGCAAAGCAGTCGCATAGTCTTGCATCGGCTTCTAGAGCATCAGCGCAAGCCTTAACGCCAGCGTTATATCCTGCTTGCCATTCATTCGCCGCGTCCCGATCAGCCTGTGTGATCTCGGTCATCGTTCTGTCTCCTGTAGTGCTTTGCGGATAAAATCATCAAGGCAACCTTCGCAGGTATCATACATCCACTCATCATGGATGCAGCGGTCATGCTTGCTGGAGGACAAATCCATGCGCCACGACTTCCCAAGCGGTCGCGGATACGTTGATGCCTCTATCTGTTTCAAAGCCTCACGCAGCTTCACCTTGTCGGCTTGCAGGGCTTCGATGGTCTTGGCCTGTGCCTCGCATTTGGCGCAGATGTCGATCAGGTCAGCATCCTGCGCGATCAGTTCGTCCATCGCAAGGCGCGGCACACCATGCACAGCCTCATAGGGGACATAATAGACCGTGCCAGCGATCCATGCCCAGTTGGGCTGGCGGATGAACCTGTGGCCGTCGACGCTGGTCTCCGTGTCTGGCGTCCAGTAGGGCGGCCGCTGGCCGTGGCGCTTGGGGGTGTATTCGATATAGTCAGTCATGGCTTAGTTTCCTTTCAATAGGCCGCGTGTCTCACATGCGCGGCGCAGGTGGTCGGGTGACACGCCCCATAGCCCCGCAGTCTCGCCCCAGCGCCTGCACAGGACGCGCAGGGCGTCCTCAGAGGCCCGAAGTGCCTGTCGCTGTCGATCATGCTCCTGTAGGGCTGTGGCGGCGTCCTGTAGGACGTCTAGTTCGTCTTTCATGTTTATCATGGCTAATCCTCTATAATGAAGGCGAGGGCGATCACGCCCAACGCGAAAGTTGCTAGAAGGCCGATCATGCGCGGCGTTCTTCAATGATGACGTTGCGCAGATCCTCTATGTTGTCTTCCAGATCCTGTATATCGTCGCGCAGACGGTCGACCAGCTTGGTTGCTTCGTCCAGTGCATCGCGCAGCGTGTCGCGTTCGTATTCAACGTCGGCGGTCTCGGCCAGCCGCTCGGCCAGCACTAGGGCTAGCTCGTCGCGGCTATCGTCGGCCAGCCTGATCAGGTCGTCATTGTCGCACATGCGGTAGTAGGCACGGTCGCGCGCTATGGTGGTGGTCATGTCTTATGCTCCTGTTGTTCAGTCGGTGGTTGTGTCGTCGTCGAGATAGCCGCGGTCGGCGGCCTCGTCCCAGACGTCAGCGTCATTGGCCCAGATGTCGCCTAAAAAACGTCGCGCGATAAACTGGAAATCATCCCAGCAGGCGGTCGCAATCGCGTCGATCTGGTCCAGCGTTAAGTTGTCGATGTCGTCGTCGATCAGCCGCGCGCGTAGCGTGTCAGTGTCGGGTCGGTCGGTCATGCTACAGCCTCCTCGCCGATGGGCGCGTGGTGCGCAGCCAGCGCGTGCCAGTCAACGCTGCTTAGGTCCAGCATGTCCCAGATGAAGCTGTCGATGCCGGATTGGCCGTGGTTCAGGCGCTCGCCAACCATCTCCTCGACCTGTTCGCGGCAATAGTCGGGCGTGATGTCCATACCCTCTTCGGCCATCTCCGCCCAGCCATCGCCGAACCAGAGGTTGACGGTCCACGTAGCTGCATTGCGCCAGCCGTTGCACGTATTGTCGGTCATTGTATCGTCTCCTTACTGTTGTTGGCACTAGCGCCATCCTCGGCGCGGGTTACCCCGCGCTCCGGTGGTGTTAGTTGGCTACGTCGAGCAGACGCTGTAGCGATCTGGTCAATTCGCTTGCGCGGGCCATGCTGTCGCTTGTGCCGTCCTGCAAATGGCGCGTTATTAGGTTGGCTATCTCTAACAGCGTGCCGCGATAGGTTAGCCCCTCGTCGCGCAGGAAAGCATAAAGGCTATCGGTGCTTGTGTCGGTGGTCATGTCAGTTGCTCCTTATTGTGTCGGGGTTAGAAAGTGCGGGTGCGGCCGGTGATGTCGGCGACCTTGCCGCAGTCGACCATTGGCGGGATCGAGCCGCCCTCGGCGATCACTTGACGCCAGTCGAACCGGATCCGCTGGTGAAGCTCCTCCATCGCCTCGGCGAGGGTGTCGTGCGTGACGGTATTAAAACCGTCTTTCTGGATCCCGTAGCGCGCGGTCGGCCACGCTACGTAAGAATAAACGGTGACGCCGCCCTTGCGCTTGCTGTGGGCGATTACAATGGTCGGGCTGGTGGTGGTGGTGGTTGTCATGATAGTGTCCTTTACTGTCCGATTAAGATTGCGCCGGCGATGCACGCTAGTGCCGCGATCAGCAGCGGCACTAGCGATTGGCGCGGGTGGTTGGGCTGGGGGTGCGGCATGGCGATTAGGCCCAAGGCTCAATCGACATCACGCGATTGCAACGGGTGTAGAAATCAGCGCAGCGCGGATTGAGCGCGTCGATTTCCAGATCAACAACGTCGAACATCTTGCGCGCCAGTTTGACAGCGTCCGACAGCGTTTCGGCAGTTGCGTGGATAGTTTTGGCGCGGCTGGGACCGATGCCGCTAGTTTCGAAAATGTGATAGTTCATGTCACTTGCTCCTGTTTTGTGGGTCATTTGCAACCCCCATAAACCACACTTTGAGGGTAGGGTCAATAACATATTTTGTGTCGGAAAAGTGTGGGCGGTTTTTGCCCACACTTTCGGGCGTTTTGACGTTTTGCAGTCTCATTATTTACACTGGTGTAAATTAAGCTGACGCATAAAATGTTATAGGGTAGCTGGTGAGGTATAAAATGGTCGCGTTTTGCGCGTTGAGCGCCCACGTCGAGCGCCGCCGTGGCGGCTGGTCTTGGCTACCGTTGGGCGTTTTGGGTAGTAGTTTTATAACTTTAGGATGAAAAGTTGTTAAAATTATAGGTAGTTAAGAATGGTTCGCAATAAGAGAATTTCGTAGCGACTTGAAACTTGCTACCCAAAACGCCCACACCCCTCGTCGCTCAGTCCCGCGTTTTTTGCCCCCCGATTTTGTGGGCGTTTTGGGTAGGCCAAACAAAAACCGGAAACGGACTTTAATTTTACAACCCAAATGACCCACAAATCAGATGGGCCGCGCGCATCGCCAGCGCCGATGGTGTTTCTCGATCGTTACCCAAACCGCCCACAGCGAATGGCCAAACGCTGGCGCGATCGTAACACTTTTTGCTGATCGCCGGTGGCTGGGGGTGGGGGGGTGCAGGGCCGACGGGCGCGTGACTGTCACAGGCACCGGTCGTGAACAATTTTTCGCACGCAGCAGTATGCAACATTTTTTATTTTATTTTTATTTTTGCAATTTCTGCCCGCATCAATTATTGTAGCGCCATGACCTTCTACTCACTGCCGTTCACACCCGACCGCGTCGAAGCGACTGAGGCGCGACTGGAAGCAATCTATGACGCTGCACGCTGCGGCCTGAAGGGCGACAGCCTCGCGCTGGCGTCCGGCCTGACCCCGGCGCAGTATCGCAGGCTGCATGAGTTCGACCCGCTGGTGGAGATCGCCGAGATGAAAGGCCGCGCCGACGGCGAGATGACCGCCGCGCGCACGCTTTACCAAGCGGCCGCCGCTGGCGACAGTAAGGCGGCGCTCGACATCCTCAAGCACCAGCACGGCTGGGTAGCCAAGCAGCAGATTGATGTTAATGTCGACCAGCAGATCAGTGTCATCACTGCGCTGGAGCGGGCGCAGACCCGCGTCATCGAAGGCACGTACGTAGACGTGCCGCAAATAGAGGATAACCGTACCCATGCAGCAGCCGATATACAGCGCGCAGGACGAAATGGAGTTGATGACGCGGCTATGGACGCCCGCGATCAAGGATGACCCCCTAGCGTTCGTGTTGCTTTTATTCCCGTGGGGCGAGAAGGGTACGCCGCTGGAGCATTTCAGCGGGCCGCGTCGCTGGCAGCGTGAGATCCTCGCCGACCTGCGCGACCACATCCGAGCAAACAACGGCAAGGTCGACTTCGACGTGTTCCGCGAAGCCGTCGCGTCCGGCCGCGGTATCGGCAAGTCCGCCTTAGTCAGTTGGCTGGTGATCTGGATGCTGACCACACGCATTGGCTCGACGACCATCGTGTCGGCAAACAGTGAAGCGCAGCTACGCTCGGTCACATGGGCGGAGATTACCAAGTGGCTGGCGATGTCGCTGAACAGCCACTGGTTCGAGGTAGCCGCCACGCGCATCATGCCAGCCAAGTGGCTGACAGAGATCGTCGAGCGCGACCTGAAGAAAGGCACGCGCTACTGGTCGGTCGAGGGCCGGCTGTGGTCCGAAGAGAACCCCGACGCCTACGCGGGTGTCCACAACTTCGACGGTGTGCTGCTGGTGTTCGACGAAGCCAGCGGTATCCCCGACAGCATCTGGTCGGTCGCGGACGGCTTCTTCACGGAGAACACACCGAACCGCTTTCACGTCGCCTTTTCCAACCCCCGGCGCAACACGGGGTATTTCTACGAGACGTTCAACTCCAAGCGGGCGTTCTGGGCCACACGCAACATCGACGCCCGCGACGTCGAGGGTACGGATAAAAACCTGTACCAGCGCATCATCGACGAATATGGGTCTGACAGCTACCAAGCCAATGTCGAGGTCTATGGCAAATTCCCGTCTGAAGGGGACGATCAGTTCATCGGCGTCAATCTCGTCGATGACGCGATGGCCCGCCCGCGCTACAAGGACGAGGGTGCGCCCATCGCCATCGGTGTCGACCCGGCGCGCTTCGGGAGCGACGCGACCGTCATCGCCGTGCGGCAGGGCCGCGACATCATCGACATCAAGCGGCTGCGCGGTGCAGACACGATGGAGGTGGTCGGGCATGTCATCGACGCCATCGAGGAGTATAAGCCCGCGCTGACCGTCATCGACGAGGGCGGCCTAGGCGCCGGCATCGTCGACAGGCTGAAGGAGCAGCGGTACAAGATCCGCGGGGTCAACTTCGGGAACAAGGCGGCCAAGCAACTCATGTACGGCAACAAGCGTGCCGAGATGTGGGGCGTCATGCGCGACTGGCTCAAGACGGCCAGCATACCGAACGACCGCTTCCTGAAAACCGACCTGATCGGGCCGCGCATCAAGCCCGACAGCAAGGGTACGATTTTCCTAGAGAGTAAGAAGGATATGAAGGCCCGCGGACTGGCCTCGCCAGACGCCGCAGACGCCATCGCGGTGACATTCGCCTACCCGCTAGGAAAACGTGAAGCACGCGTTGACAAGAACCGTCCCAGAGGATACTCTCCGCACGGAATTTCTACAAGCTGGATGGGGTCGTAAGCATGGCAGACGGCAAAAAGGGCCTATACGCCAATATTCATGCCAAAAAGGCACGAATTGCTGCCGGATCTGGTGAAAAAATGCGCAAACCGGGTGCAAAAGGCGCACCGACCGCCAAGGCGTTCAAGGACAGCGCCAAAACCGCCAAGAAAGGACGTTAAAATGCCGTCTGGTAAGAAAGACATCTACGGAAACCCTAGCAAAGCGCTGTACAAGGCCGGTACGATCCGCGCTGAACGCGCTGCGGCCGCCAACCGTGACCCTGAGCGCGCCCGCCGGGCGATGCAACGCGTCGCGCAGGAGGGTATTACACGCCGTCCAGAGGTCATTCGCACCACCACAGCGATGAAACCGACCCCGATAGGGAAGAAAAAGTAACATGCCGTTGGTCAAATCGACAGGCAAGGCTGCGTTCCGCAAGAACATCAAGGCCGAGATTGCGGCTGGCAAGCCGCAGAAGCAGGCTGTCGCAATTGCCTACAGCGTGAAGCGCGAAGCAGCGAAAAAAGGTAAGAAATAGCACATGGCGGACCCCACAGGCATAAATACGGCCGGATCGGTGGCGAATGTGGGTTCCAACCCGCCCAAAGCGTCGCGTGATGACAGCGACAAGATGGCAACCATGCGCCAGCGCCTGCAAATGGCGCAATCGGCCTATTCGGACAGCCGTGAGGACGAACTGGATGACCTTCGCTTCATGGCAGGCAGCCCGGACAACCAGTGGCAGTGGCCTGCCGACGTGCTGGCGACCCGTGGGGCTGTGCAGGGCCAAACGATCAACGCACGGCCGTGCCTGACCATCAACAAGCTGCCGCAGCACGTCCGTCAGGTGACGAACGAGCAGCGCCAGAACCGCCCCAGCGGTAAAGTCATCCCAGCGGACGATAACGCCGACGTGCAGGTCGCAGAGATCTACAACGGCGTCGTGCGGCACATTGAGTATATGTCGGACGCCGACGTCGCCTACGACACCGCCTGCGACAACCAAGTGACCTACGGCGAGGGCTACATCCGCCTCCTGACCGAGTATTGCAACGACGAGACGTTCGATCAGGACGTCAAAATCGGCCGCGTGCGCAACTCCTTTAGCGTCTACATGGACCCTACGATCCAAGACCCCTGCGGCGCAGACGCCGAGTGGTGCTTCATCACCGAGGACGTCCTGAAGACCGAATATGAGCGCATGTTTCCCGACGCGACGCCCATCTCGACGCTATACAGCCAAGGCGTCGGCGATCAGGGCCTGTCGTCATGGCTTCAGGAAGACGCCATCCGCATCGCGGAGTATTTCTACTATGAGTACTCCCCTGCGACCCTGAACCTGTATCCGGGCAACCAGACAGCGTTCGACCGCACGCCGCAGGACGCGATGCTGCGCGGTCAGTTTACTAAACCTCTTCGTAGCCGCCGGGTCGACCGTCGCAAAGTCATGTGGATGAAAACCAATGGCTTCGACGTGCTGGATGAGCGCGAGTGGCCGGGCAAATGGATACCGGTCGTTCGCGTCATCGGTAACGAGTGGGAAGTCGAAGGCCGGATGCACATCTCCGGTCTTGTGCGCAACGCCAAGGACGCGCAGCGCATGTACAACTACTGGACCAGCCAAGAGGCAGAGATGCTGGCGCTGGCGCCCAAGGCACCGTTTATTGCCTATGGCGGCCAGTTTGAAGGCTACGAAATGCAGTGGAAGACTGCCAATACGACCAACTGGCCGTATCTGGAGGTCAATCCTGACGTCACAGACGGCGCAGGGAACGTCCTGCCGCTGCCACAGCGCGCAGCGCCTCCGCTGCCCCAGACAGGGCTTATACAGGCCAAAATGGGTGCTGGTGAGGACATCAAGGCCACCACAGGCCAGTACGACGCCAGTCTGGGTGCGCAGGGTAATGAGCGCTCCGCTAAGGCCATCGTGGCCCGTGAGAAGCAGGGTGACGTCGGTACGTACCACTATGTCGACAATTTGGCCCGTGCGATCCGCCACATCACCCGCCAGATCGTCGATCTGATCCCCAAGATCTACGACACACAGCGCATCGCGCGCATCATCGGCGTCGATGGTGAAGTTGACATGGTGAAGTTCAACCCAGAACAGCCAGAGCCGGTCAAGGAAGTGCGCGACCCCATGTCAGGCGCTCTGATCGAGAAAATCTACAACCCCGGCATCGGTACGTACGACGTCATGGTCACAACCGGCCCCGGCTACATGACCAAGCGTCAGGAAGCGCTGGATGCTATGGGCCAGATCCTGCAAACGAACCCGCAACTGTGGGGCGTCGCAGGCGATCTGTTCGTCAAGAATATGGACTGGCCGGGCGCGCAGGAAATGGCTGCACGCTTCAAAAAGATCCTCGACCCGAAAGTGTTGGCGGAAGGCGACCAGTCGCCCGAACTGATGGCCGCACAGCAGCAGATCGAAGCCATGACGCAGGAGTTGAACCGCGTCACGGACATCATCGGTGCTATCCAAGACAGCGTCGAGCAGCAGAAGGTCGAGATCGACCGCTACGAAGCCGAGGTACGCGCCTACGACGCGGAAACCAAGCGTATCAGCGCGGTGCAGAACAGCATGACGCCAGAGCAGATCCAAGACATTGTCATGGGTACGCTGGCGGCCGCGATGGACACTGGCGACCTGATTGCAGGCTCACCAGAGATGCGCGAGATGCCCGACATGCAGGACATCATCGCGCAGGCACCGCAGCCGGAACAGCCAATGCAGCAGCCTATGGAAGCCCCTGAAATGATGGAAATGCCCGAAGGAATGGAACCCAATGAGCAAATGTAACGACTTCGTAGGTATGCTGTTTTTGGCGCGCGATGTTGCTCATTCGACGCACCTGAACACGCGCAGCTACACCAAGCACGTCGCGCTCAACGAGTTCTACGACGGCATCATCGACTTGGCGGACAAGTTCGCCGAAGCCTATCAGGGTAAATACGGCCTAATCGGTCCTATTTCGCTGATGTCGGCCAAAAAGACCGGCAACATCGTAGAGTTTCTGGAAGATCAGGTAGAAGACCTGATGGAAATGCGGTATAAGGTGGTCGACAAGGAGTGTACCCCGCTCCAGAACATCATCGACGAGATCTTAGGTCTGTACTACAGCACCTTGTATAAATTGAAATTTTTGGCGTAAGGACAGACGATATGGAATTGCTCCGCCCACTAAATGACGCAGGCTTTGCAACGCAGAGCGTCGCGTATACCGGCACCGCCGGCTCGGTAACTGGCTGG